AGCACAACAGCATCCACGACAAGATCGACGATTTTCACTACTCCACCACCTACATCAAATTCGGCATTGGCCGAGCCACCTACGACGCTGCGCAGGAAATCAGGAGCGGAGACATTGACCGGGAGGAAGGCGTTGCATTGGTCAAGCGGTACGATGGTGAATTCCCGCGCAGATTCGCGCATGAGGTTTTCCAATATCTATCAATCGGCCCAGAGATAAACGAGCAGGCCTATCGCTGTGAGTTGCGGTTCCCACTGTTTTCAGAGGGGAATTTTATGGCCTTGGCCGACCGCTTCCGCTCTGATCACCTGTGGAAGCAAGATTGCGGAGAGTGGAAGTTGCGGAACACTGTTTATAGGGGCGGGTGCGATGACTGAAGACGAGCAAGATGCTATCGACGCCATCGAATTTGCAGACCTGGCAGGAAAAGCTGTAAGCTCAGCACGCAAGAAAGCTCGTGCATCCGGGTTTGCGCTTGTTGAAGCGAGGCATGACGGTCGCCTGTTGAGAGTTTTTCCAGATGGGAGAGAGGAGTTTATCAAGCAGTGCAGCCCAAGCACTCCGTGCGTTATCGGAACAGTTTATCTTTTAAAATAACATTTATCAGATGAGGTGAGGTGCAGCTATCATGGCAACATCGTGTGAATCTACCGGGCGGTTGATTGAACCAGGGATGACTTTGTACCCATGGCCAAGATCTGGCAAGAGCAAAAAAACTGTCAGTAGTGGCCTCCAGCAAGGAGGAAACCGTTCTGACGACGGTTTGACAGATCTTGTTGTTGGTGCGGTTGCTGTGGCGCTTTTCTCCGGTGGTACAGATAGCAGCGGGGACAGCTGAAGCAAGGACTGACAACGAGCCTCTTGACCCAATGATACATGAAGCCCAGGGAACGCCCCTGGGCTTTTTTTTTGCCTTCTGCGAAGACCGGCAGCGCATACCGTCAAAATATCATCATTAATCTTGCAGACCATAAAAAAACGTGGTAATTTTGACGCACACTAAAGGAGCAGCGTCAAAATGCCACACATTCTTGATCATGCAGGCAACCCAATTCAATCCAGAAATCTGGCGCTTTCTTCGCCATTCCTGGCCGTATCTGGCGTTCCTGAAGCGAATCCATTTTCTGTAAGCTCGGCTGTCAAAGAAGGCCTTTCAAGCTCTGTGTGGGTGTTCTGTTGCGTCAAAAAGATAACTGACAACGCCAAGCAGATCCCTTTTGAAGTGGTTGACGATTCTGACGCCCCGGTAAAAAACCATCCAGTGACTAAGCTCCTGGCGAGCATGAACCCGTTCGTGTCCCGCGAAAAAACAATGGAGATGGTTTACACCTGGCTGTTACTGGCCGGTGTTGGCTATCTGGTGATGGATGACGGGAAGAGTAAAGGCCGCCCGGCTGCGTTGAATGCTGTTTCTCCCGACAGGATATCGCCAATTCCGAGCAAGGAGTTGACTGGCCCGCTTGTAGCTGGTTACGCCCTGGCAGGCGGGAGTTCAGATATTGCCATGGCCGAGGATCGCGTTATTGCTTTTTCGATGGCCAATCCTGAAAAGCCTGGATTAAATGGGGTCTCCCCGCTCAAAGCCGCATCTCTCGTTGTTGACCTCGACATTTCCATGGAGAAATTCAACACCTCTGCGATGAGCAACCAGGGGGTTCCGAGCGGGCTGCTGAACTATAAAGAGTCGCTATCTCACGATCAATATCAGACGATCCAAGAAGGCCTGCGCCAGCGGTTGCTTGGGCCTTCGAACGCAAAAACCATCCTGGTTACTCATGGATCTGAAGTCGATTACACACAATTTTCTCGGACGCCAGATGAACTTGGTTATATCGAGTCTTCAAATCAAGCGAAAATAAAAATCTGCGCTGCGTTCGGTGTCCCGACCATGCTTGTATCACCAGAGTCAACGACATTTACGAACATGGAGGCGGCGGAGCGCCTGTTGTGGACTGGAACTATTTGCCCAATGGTTGATGACGCAGCGGACACTTTAACTTTTGTGTTATCAAGGCAAAAAATGCTGGCTCCTGGCCTGCGGGTTCGGGCGGATTACTCAAAGATCGCCGCGCTGCGAGATGACACAGACAAAAAGTTCAAAACAGCGGAAACCGGTTGGAAGATGGGGATTCCTGTTGATGAGCTGAACTCGCGGCATCAACTCGGCCTTGGCAAGTTCCCCGGTTCCGATCTCCCATGGGGTGGGTCAAAGCCCCCAGGTGGTGTGGTAGAGCAGCCAGCTACTCAAAGATCAGCGATGACGCGGGCGAGGCAATACGAACTGATTCGTGCCGCCGACCGGAATATTGAGGCTGAGCGGGAACGGCAAGAAAAATATGCAGATGCAGTGGCCGCAAAGGTCTATCAGCCGTTCCTGGCCGGGTGGGGTCACCGTTTCAAGGTGGCTATAGAAGATGGATCACCGGAAGGCGCAGAGGAGCGGGTTAAGCCAGTGCTCACCGCCATGGACAAAGCTTGGGGGCCACTGCTTGCCCGTGAGATGCTTAACGCTGCCATGCTTGGAGCATCAAACGTTGTGATCAATACCCGCGCTTCTGTTGGCAACAGCGCCCTAGAAATGGAGATCAAGCGCCAGCTTGACGAAGAAGAATCTATCCTGGTTGAAAAGTCGCATATCTCTGAAACAACCGTAAATGATGTTATATCGCAAATTCGCGACATTACCGACGCGGGCGGAACCGTTGGGCAAATGTCAGAAGCGCTCACCGATCTTGGAACTTTTTCGCCGGAACGGGCGTTGCGGATCTCCAGAACCGTGAGCGGGGCCGCTGGCGCGCTTGGTCAAGAGGTCGCGGGCCGCGAGGCGGGCGCAGAGGTAAAGTTCTGGTCTTCGGGGGCGAGCGCCAGAGATAAGCATTCACGGCGCAATGGCGAGCGTGCCCCAATCAACGGGCGATACACTCGGATTGCGTCTGAAAACGGGGTTTTCCCTCGCAGACCGCTTGACGGTTCACTATCCCCAGCCGACCGGATCAACTGCCGGTGTGCTCAATATTTTACAATCGACGACAACGAGGAATGAACAATGCCAACCGCCGCTGACGCAATCATTAAAATGGAGGCCGGGCAAACACTCGTTGCCTTCACGGCCCTGACCGATTCTGGAGACCACCAGACTTTCACCAGCGCCGATGAAATTTGGAGTGGAGCAGACGGGAAGACGCCGATTGTTCGCCCAAACGGGATTGTAACCGGGGCCAATGTGGTTACGGTTCCGAGTTCAGGTTCAGCCGATGTGGTGGACGTTGCAGCCTTCACTGCCTATTCGGCGGGAACGCTGTTCAGCGTAGCGGCTGACGCTGATTTTGCATTGACCACGCCCTCAGGGGCTTATGCAAAGATCAACAGCATCACCATGACTTCCACTGGTGGCTTGGCAATCGTCGCGGGCACCACCGCCACCAACACCACGTTCAGCACCACTCGCGCCGCTTCTGGTGGCCCACCGCTGATCCCTGTTGATTCGGTTGAAGTGGCCCAGGTGCAAATGGTCGCCACCACGGCAGTGATCACTGCCGATCAGATTTTTCAGGTTGTTGGAACGCATACAGAACGGGCGGATTATCCAGCATGGAATGAGGATAATACCGGGCGTGGCAATGTGCTTACGACTGTTCCGACCGCCGAGGTCAACGCTCATGTCAAATTCGACAGCGCTTTGCCTCTGTCTCACACTGGCCCTACAGCCCGGAAGGTTTACAACAAGTATTACGTCCCGACGCTTGTTCAGCAGGGTCGGCCCAACGAGTACAAGGCAGCGGAAGAAACCACAAGCGTCAGTTCCGAGCAGTATTATGGCGGCACGGTCGCCAATAGTTCTAAGTCGCTCGGCGCGGGGTCTTTCACCTTGCTTTTAACAGATGGCGTGACCGACGGGATTGTTGCTGCAAATGGCGACACGCGCACCATCCAGTTTTTTCCGAACAAGAACAAGTCTCCTTACCAGTTGATGCAGGGGGCGCTTGGAGTGTCCCGCGAGTTTCCGGTTGCCGGCTCGATTAAAGCAACGGTGACGGTTGCGGCCCCGCTGGCCGCCTCTGACTTCTCGTCATAACCGTGGATCTGGAGGGGAATCCGTGCCATTCGATATTCAAAAATTCAACCGCTCGAAATTCGTTGAACGTACCAAGCAGATCACGATTCAAGAGTTTTCAATGTTTTTCGGAGAGGGAGAGACCCCTACCGTAACGATTCGTGGGTTGACCGCTGAAGAGGTCTCAACCGTCCGCGCCGAGGTTGAGACCGCAAGCGAGAATTCGCGTTTGCTTGAGCAACTGGCCGCAACCGCTGGAAACGCCAAGGCTGATGCCGTGGCGGCAATTCTGGAGGCGTCACGGCAGAAAACGCCAGACGATCATGTTAGGAACCTGCATACTGTCCTGCTCGGACTTATTGAACCGACTCTCGACTTACAGCAGGTTGTCAAGCTGTCCATCGCTATGCCAATCCCCTTCATCAATCTGGCAAATCAGATCTGGGCGCTCACCGGCGAGGGGCGCATTGAAAAAAAGTTGAGCAGCTCTGGCGTGACGCTCGCGTCAGAGCAACCTTGATGCTCTGCAAAGAACAGGGAGGGTTCCTCTTCCAGGCCGCGCCAGACCTGTTCCCATACGGACGGCTGAGCGGTATGGAAATCTCGTTGTGGTCGAAGTATTACGAAGAGCAAGAGGCCAATCGTGGCAGATCTGCGCAGAATAATTGAAATAGTTTTCGCTGGGCGGGATGATCTTTCCCCGATTTCCCAGAGGACAGCTATTGATTTCAGGTCTATCGCAACCCATGCGGCGGCGGCGTCTGCCGCAGTGCTGGCTCTAGAGGCGGCACAGCTTGCCCTTGCCAAAACCTTGCTAACAACCGGGTTTGAAGCGGCGGCTAAATATGAAGCATCACTTGGCAACCTTACTAAAGTCCTGGACGATCAGGAAATGCGGGTTTTGCCTGAGATTGAGGCTACGCTTAAGGGGTTGTCTGCCATCTACGCGACCAGCATCAACGATGTTCTAAAATCATCGGCTGGCTGGAAAGCTGCCGGATTTGACGCGCAGGAAGCTATTCGGTTGACCGAGGCGACCTTAAGATCTATGGTCGTCTCCGATCTAAATGCTGAACAAGCAACGGAATCTCTCTTAAAAATCATCAAAGGTTTGGAACTAACAGCAAAAGACGCCATCCCGGTTCTTGATGTGTTCAATAAGGTGTCCGACACTTCCGGGGCTTCTAATAAACAACTCTTTGAGGCGGTTTCACGAATCGCTCCACAGGCAAAGTTGGCTGGTTTCAGCATCCAAGAGCTGACAGCATTCCTCACGCCAGGCATTGAGAAATTTCAAAGCGGTGCTGAAGTTGCCGAAGCATTCGAAACAACGGTTGGCAATCTTGTGCAGCCGACCAAGGATGTTTCATCTGCTTTGCAGACACTTGGGGTTTCCTTGACGGATTCTTCTGGCAAAGCCAGGGCGATCAAGGATGTGCTTTTTGATGTTGAACGGGCATATCTAAAGCTGAACGATTCGCAAAAGTTGGTCGTCGCTGGCCAACTGGCTGGAACTGATCAGGCGGCACGGCTCGCAGGCATCCTCTCTGATAACACTAAAACAATGGAACTGTTAACGGTAGCGAACGGCGCGGCGGGGTCTTCGCTGACAGAATTCAGCAAAAAGGCTGAACAGGCCCAATTTTCCGTCGCAAAGCTGAATTCTCAATTCGAACTGTTGACCATCGCCATGGGCCAGCAGTTCTACAAATCCGCCCAGGGGGCCATCACCGGCATTACGCAAACTTCAGCTGCTCTTGAGCAGGCCTTAAAAGCTGGTCGATTTGACCAGTTTTTTGGAATGATCACAAGCAATTTCAAGGATATCGAGGTTACAGCCGTTCAGGTTGCAGAGCGGCTACCTGAAGTGTTTGACAGGGTGGATTTTTCTGGGTTTATCCAATCGACGAGGGCGATGTGGGAGGCGGCTTTCGGGGAGATTGCGACAGATCCGGTTGAAAGGGCTGTGGCTTCGATTCAATCCTTGGTGGACGCTCTTGAGGGGTTGAATAATTTTGCGCTCGTGATCGGGGGGGCGGTTCGGATCGGGTTTAATGCAATAACTGCTGGTGTGAAACAAGTTGTTTTGAGTGTTGAGGAAGCATCTTCAAGATTATTGCTTCTCAAAGCTGCGGTTTTTGGCGTGTTTGGCGAGCCGTTACCGCCAGATTTGGTTGATGATATAGCCAAATTGAGCGTTGCAATGGCTAACACGCGGGAGTCGCTTTTAAAAGACGGCGAGGACATCAAAGCCGGTTGGAAAGCTTTGGAAGATGGAGCCTCTGGCCTCGCCGGATTCATCGACAAGGACTTAGTTCCATCATTTTCTCGTCTTCGCGGGTTGATAAACGAGGGTGGGGATGTTTTTAAAAGCACGCCTTTTGTATCAACTCTGGCCGATTGGGGGGCGTCACTCGATACTTTTAAGGACAAGGTAGAGACCAGCAACCCGTTCAATCCTGTAGCCGAATCCGCTAAAAAAGCGGTTGAGGGTGTCAAGAAGTCAGTTGATGAGATCGACAAGCAAGCCCAGCGGGCCAACGAGACGCTGCGGATTCTCTCCGATCTAGCCAAGGAGGAGATCAAAGCCAGGGTGACGCTTGATGTTGCAAGCATCCAGGCGCAGGCCAATGTCATGATTGCAACCATCAACAGTGTTGCAGATCAGGCGAAATCTGCCGCCGCCGCCGTGGCAGCAATCGGGTCACAGATCGGGCAGCAGGCGCAGGCTGCCGCTGGTATGGCTGGGTCAATCGCATCAGTGCTTAAAGAAGGCGGGTTCAGCCGGGAAAGTATCAATATTGCGAACCGGCTCATTTCTGCCATGGGTCAACAATTGAGCCTGCAACAACGGTCACTTGGCCTTCAAGAGAGAGAGCTTGCGATTCAGGAGCGCTTGGAGCGCCAGACGCGAGAACTTACCGAGGCGCAGACTGAATATTTGAGAGCAAAAGCACAACGGATCGCTTCAGGCAAGGATATTAATATCAAGTTTGACGCCACCGCTGTGACTCCGGCGTTGCGCCAGCTGCTTAACGAAACCTTGGCCGAAATCCAGGCGCAGGCCACAGAAGATGGCGCAGAGTTTTTGATCGGGGTCACATGATCACTATTTCAGCTCCAACTCATGACGTTGACGGGGTTCTACAGCTCCGCAATGTGGCGGCGAAATCAAACCTGGGGACGACCACCAGGCGGGTGGAGCGGGTTCCGACTCTTGACGGCGGGGCGCACATCACTGACCTTGGCTTCTCTGACGGAGACCGGACGCTTGAGGCAGAACTCACAAACCCGACACGCGACCAGGCCGAAAAGCTTTTGTATCTGCAAAAAAATTATGCGTCCCTGGTGATTGCAACCATCGAGGGGGTTTTTCTTGGCAGCCTGGCGCAGGTCAACAGCGCTGGCGGCATTTCCATCGTGTTTCTGGTCTCTGACAGGCTATCATAGAGGTGTTCCATGGCTACGCCAACAACGTCCTTTCTTTTTACTAATGCGCGAGTCCAGTTCCTCACCGGAACGATTGACTGGTCGAGTGATAATATTGCGGCCACACTGGTTGACTGCTCAAGCTTCACCCCGACAGCAACAATGATCTATTACTCTGAGGTTTCGACCGCGACAACAGCGCCAGTTGTCAAAACCGCGACAACCTATTTGGCCAGCAAGGGGACTACGGCTGGCTATGGATCGTCCACGGACGTTTCTTTCGGAACTGTGACCGGGGTATCCGCCGAGGGCATTATAGCTTGGAAAGACACAGGCTCCGCATCAACATCACCATTGCTCCTATTTTTGACTACAACCGGAATCACCGGGTTCCCAACGCCTTCAGGCTTTGGCGGCACGGTTAACTTCCGGCCTCTGAATGGAAACTGGCTGTATTTGTAATCCGGGGGTGGTCTGGTGCCAGTCCGTCATTTAGCAGTCAGCCACGCAACGTCCCCATTTGTCACGATTTATGATGACACATGGACAAAGCTTGCCGATCCGTCAGTTTTGCCGACTTCGGCCACCGAGTCGTGCGCTGAATTCTCGCCAGACGGGATGTATCTGGCTGTTGGATCAACAGGAACATCAAAAGGTCTCATTGTTTACAACACCAGTGATTGGTCAGTTGCTTTCAACCCTGCGCTCACATCTGGAACCGTAAGAGGGGTTTCATGGTCTCCTGACTCTGAAAAGCTTGCGGTTGTAGTAAAAGACGGCGGGCTGACAGTATATAATGTTAGCACCTGGTCAGCGATCTCAACCGGAATATCATTAACTGGTTGCTACAACTGCGCTTTTTCAAGAGATGGGGTCTATCTTGCGGTTGTCAGGTCAACCGCGCCACGGGTTCGTGTTTATCTTGTCTCGACCTGGGCTTTGCAAACCGCGCCTGCAACGCTTCCTGCTGCGCTTGTCCGCGCTGTTGATTTTTCACCAGATGGGCTTTACCTGGCGATCTGTTTCAATATCAGCCCGTGGGTCTATGTTTATAATGTCGGTTCGTGGACAATAGCAACTTCCTCCTTGTCATGGCCCGTGGGGGCTACTGACCCCGTTGGTATCCAATTCTCTCCAGACTCGTCAATTCTGGCGGTTGCCCACCCCGGAACGCCATACATCTCAACCTATACCGTATCGACATGGGCAAAGAGAGCCGATCCTGCAACGCTTCCTGCGGCTGGCGGAACAGAGGTAAATTTTTCGCTTGACGGAACGTATCTGGCTGTAACCTTCGAAGCGACGCCATTCGTCCATATTTATGAAACGGCTGGGATGGTTAAAATTGCCAACCCTTCCACCTTGCCAGCAGGCCCGGCCTATGGTCTGACTTTTGGCATGGTTGCCGCCCTTGGCGATGGCTTGGAGACGGTTGACGCTGGGTCGTTCGCGGTTGATGGCGGTTTTGTTTGGTATGATCCATACCAGGCGGCAGAGACGGTTGATGCTGGGTCGTATGTCGTCGATGGTGGACTTGCATGGTATGACCCGTATCCTGCATCAGAGACGGTTGACGCCGGTTCTTTTGCGGTTGAGGGCGGCGATTTAAGATTGATTTGTTCAGCATCAGAAACTGTTGACGCTGGATCATTTGTTGTTGATGGTGGCGAGGTCTATTTGCTATACCCGGCAACCGAGACGGTTGATGCCGGGTCATATGTCGTGGAAGGCGGCGTAACAACGCTAACGTATTTTGGGGCCGAGACTGTTGATTCCGGTTCTTATGTTGTAGAGGGGGCGAAAAGCGAAGTAGAAGTATCTGTAGTTGATCAGACGATGACAACATACCGTGTAAACTTAACGGGAGCGGCTGACGAGCTTGAAGACTACGATTTGTCCGAATACGCTATTGCTTTTTCCGGGCGCTTAAAAGAGGGATTGTCTTCAGTTACCGTTGAATTAGTTGATTCTGATGCGATTATTGATGGTATCGAGGCCAGGCCTAATGGGACGCTGCAAGTATATCAAGTACTAAAGCGCTGGATAATTGCTGATCAAGTGTGGGAGCAAGTGGCCGAGGCGCTTGTGACACAGGGTACGCCAGTCGTTGTTGATCTCGACCGCTCACCAACAGCGGCACGGGTCACGCTGTCCACAAGCCAGACTTATGCCAACGACCATCCGGCAACAAGATCGGTTGGCGAGCCTTCAGGGCGGAGAACCAGCAGAGGCGTGCGAGCTTTTGAGGCGCAGCCCAATCTATATCTACAGCCTGGCGATGTGGCCGACTTTGGCTCTTGCGGTTCTATCGTTGTAAAAGAAATCCAGTATTCAGTTGGAACTCTGTCTGTAAAAATGACCGTCACCGAGGAGTCTGCATAGGATGGCTCTTCGCGTGGCAACGCCAAAGACAAATATCTGCCACTGCTATGAACAAGTTTTTCTTGTATATACCTGAAAAACTTATACACCACTGCGCAGGGGTGTACACATCAAAGCTCAACACACAGAGTATGGAGCTTTCTAAATGCCTAAAGGTATCATAACGGCAAACCATGGGGATGGTCTTTATGATCTGAACGTGGTCGTGCGTACCACCCGTGCGCAGGAAAAGCTGGCCACACTCCAGAGCGCGGCTACCGACTTGGAAAATGTTGACATCCCAGCCGCGCAAACAAACGTTGACAACGCGACGACGCACCGAGGCCAAGTTGCCGACTACTATTTGACGACGGTGGCCGCCTGGTCTGCCAACATGACAGTAGAAAACAAACGAGCTATGGAATTGGCCCTTGGAGCACTCAAGACCGCAGATAGCATCCTTGACCAATTCCAAAAGTGTTTAAACCAAAAACGCCTTGAGATGCTGGCCTTAAACAGTAAGATCACCGCCATTGAAAACGCCCTAGCCCGTTATACGCTGGCAGGAGAGAACTATGTTATCCCGCTAGTTGATGTATGGTCGGCTGACTATAACGATGGTCTAGAAGTGGATGACGAGGTTGGGCTGATCTCGCTGACAGGCGAGAGAACAACTAATGCAACCACGCTGATTTATCCTACCGGGGCGGAAGGGGAGAACGGACACATTTTTGACGTTGCTGTTGACGGCATGGTTCAGCCATCGGTTGATGCATCGGCAGCGGCGGCGTTTTACAACGCTGCCATCCGTCCGGGGTGGATGAAGTGGTGGCCGCGCTACCGCACGGGGACGATAACGGATATCGACCAGGACGCAGACACTTGCGATCTGACGTTGGACGCAATGAATTATCAAGGGGTTGGAGTGGAAAGCCCTGGCGTTCCGGTGTCAACCGATTTGAACCAGACAACCACACTGGTTGACGTGCCTATTCTGTACATGGATTGCGACAGCGGAGCGTTTTCAGTTGGCGATTCCGTTGTTATTGAGTTCCAAAATAAAACATGGGATGAGCCAATTGTTATAGGTTTTGTTGACAATCCGTCAGCTTGCGGATGGAACTGGTGCCACGAATACGAGGGTGATTTCCCTACCGTTGTCGTGAACAAACATCTGGCGCTCCTCCCTGGTGGAAGCTCTTTGAAATCGGCTTCTGGGTCAGGTTGTGATTATACATTTTACCAAGGGCTTGGAGGAGGTGTCTATTATTTAGATACTGACAACACCGGAGGAGTTCGCCATGTAGGAAGTTTTGACACTGTTACAGAAAAAGCCTCTTATTACGAGGTGGGCTGTTTCGAAGCGATAGACGGCCTCACTTGCGGGTTCTTAGGGATATGGGAGAGCTTTGACACAATCCCTGTTGTTAACAGTCCGCAGCCGTACTTGGCAACATCTAAGGATGGACATAGTGCAATTATGCTTGGCCTTGATGGTCAATGGATTTGGATAACCATCAACGATGGGGCTGAACTTTTAAGGATCGACGGAAGCAATTTCCGTGCCCCGGTTTTTGTTTCCGCCGACGGTTCGAACGTTTTTTGGATTGGAAGGGATGATTCTTTTTCTCCTTACCGCATGGTGAATGCCTATGTCCCTTCTATTGAATATTTCTGGCCAACAACTCTTTCTGTGATCGGTGCTGGGGTGTTCTCCTTTGCAAAAGAGGCTGACACTCTGGTTCGGTGCAGCGGGTTGCTGATCTATTTTTACGCTAAAGTGTCTGGAGAAACGTTTGAAGAGATTGATACTTTTAGCATCACTTCGGGGTCGGCTCCAACCGGCGTAGCGATATCATCAGACTGTAACTATTTAGCTATTCTGCAACAGGCTGGGAATCTTGGGACTGTAAGCACCGCGCAAAAAATAAATAATGTGTGGTATTGGGATTGGAAAACGCATGAAATTGAAGTTGTTAACGGTGAAATAACCATGTCACCAGATGGCGACCGCCTTTTTGTCAAGGGCGGCGACTCCCTGTCAAAAGTCCAGATCTACCGCCGAGCAGGGGCATCAAACGCACCAGATATCCCATAGTGTTTTTTTCTGTTGCGTCATTTTTTTGTCTGTGTCAATATGTTGACAATCAAACATATAGCAGGGGCGAAAAATGACCAAAACCGTCAATACTCAATCAGAACCCCAACAACAAGAGGTTGAAAACTCCAGCGTTGGGATACTGCTTTTCCGAGCTATCGGCCAAATTGCTGAAGGTTCTGGCGGCGAAGGCGAGTTCACCGGCTATGCAGCTCGTTGGGATCAGGTAGATTCATACGGAACTCGCTTTAAAAAGGGCGCTTTCGCCGCTTCCATCAAAGCCAAAGCCAAGCGCGGCTTCTCCCTGCTGGAAAATCACAACACAAACTCCCCTGTCGGACTGGCAACCGTCAGAGAAGACGCTATCGGTCTTCTTGTTAACGGAAAATTGACGCTTGAAGTTGCACGCGCCAAAGAATTGCGAGCGCTTATCCAATCTGGGGCCGTCACTGGTTTGTCGTTCGGTTTCCGCGTCAAAGCTTCAACATGGGATGGCAAGGTTGAGGTTTACACGGATGTTGATCTTGGCGAGATCTCTATTGTTCCTCTCCCAGCAGGCGAAGAGAGCCGGATTGACTCGATCCGTTCAGCCGGCGAAGATCTCGCATCATCTGAAAGCCTGCAACGCAAGCTGGTTGATATGGAACAGGTCTTTACCGCCAGCCTCCTGGATGTTTGGCGCTCTGAAAACCCGACTGTAGAGGCTCTTGATGCCATCCTTGAGCGCGGCCATGCCGCCTATATTGACGCGGCTTCTGCGTTCCTAAATGCTGGATATACCCGATCTTTTGAGCCTGTGAACAAGCTCGCTGGCGCGTTCCAAGCACGGGCTGCTGGCCAATCAATTGAACAGATCGCCGCCGAATCCCCCATTACTGTTGACGAATGCCGCGCCCTTGCATCTGGGGATCTCCTCCCCGTGTCCGCACGCGAACGCCTGCGCGAATTCGATCAAGAGGTTTTCGAGCAGCACCAGGCGCAACGGGCTGAAAAGGTTGCCGCGCTGGCCGAAGAGCTGCGCGCAGGCGGTTTCACCGAGCCACAGAAAATGCGATTCCGGGCGCTCCTGGGAGAGCCTATGCCTGACCAAACCGGGGCGGCTTTGCAGCTCCTCAATGACACTATCAAGATTTTAGAGGTAACTAAAAATGTCTGACACCGCCCTTTTGGCAAGCATTGAAACCCTCAACCGCTCCGTTGGCGAGTACCGCGCACGCATGGACGCCTTTGAGGGGAAGCTTACCGCCGACACCAAAGAAAGCCTGGACACGCAAGCCGCCGCAATCGCTGATCTGATTGAACAGGTGCGCTCTCTGTCTGCGATCCGCCCAAATATCCACGATCCTGCCAACGAAGTGGAAGCGCTGGAGCGCCGGGCCTTTGAAAAATTGATCCGTTACGGGATCGGAGGAACCCAATCCACCCGCGCCAACTGGACGGAAGAAGAGCGCCAAGTGATTTCTGGGATGTGGCAGAAGCGCGGACTGTCGGGCCAGACTGATGCAACCGGCGGTTTCCTGGTTGCGCCCCAAATCGAGCGCCAAATTTTGTCTGCCGCGCTGAACATCGCCGCCATTCGCCCCAACGCAGACGTGGCCACGATCAGCTCCAGCTCCTTTGTCCACAACTCCATGACCAATCCGACAATGAGCCGGATCATTGAGGGTGGAACCAAAACCGATCAAAACCTGACTATCGGCCAAAAAGAATCCAAGATCACCGAGCTTTATGGCCTGGTGAAAATCAGCCGCAACCTGATGGAGGATTCAGCCTATGACATTTGGGGCCAGATTATCAGCCGGTTCGGCAAGGCAATCGCTTCCGCAGAGGATACCGAATGGGTTTCTGGCAATGGCGTTACCGCTCCTGAAGGCATCCTGACCAATACCACGGTTCTGGCGAATTACACAGCCAGCGGCGTGGCTGCCGCGATCTCTGACGCCACCCACAATGGTATCGACGCTCTCACCACAATGATGGGCGCTCTCAACGCTGCCTACCAGCAGAACGCCAAGTTCGCTATGTCCAGTGTCACCCAGGCCGTTTTGCTGAACCTGAAAAACGGTGATGGCGATTACCTTTGGAAGCCAATGGTTGAAGCTGGCAAGCCTGCGACCCTGCATGGCAAGCCTGTCATCTTGCCGGAATCCATGCCAGCCATCGCCGCCGGTACTTATCCGATAATTTATGGCGATTTCCGCGAAGGCTACAGCATCCGCGACCGGGCCGGGATGACCATCCAGCGACTGGAAGAGAAGTATGCCGATGAGGGCAAGGTGGGCCTGATCGTTACTGTCCGCAATGGCGGCGGGGTTCGGTTGGCTGAAGCCTTCCGCGTCCTGAAAATCGCCGCGTCCTAAAGGGGGATGAAATGACAGATTTTCATAGCCCTTCGGGGAAATATCAAAACTTGAGCGTGATCAACCCCATCAAAATTGGTGGGGTTGAAGCCGCGCAAACCGAAATCCCGCCTCTGATCGTGGTCAAGCTTGGATCGGTTGACACGCTGGACGCGGATGGGATCGTTGTTGGCGGCACCGCGACCGCCGCGAAAACCTATACCGCCACCGGGGCGCTTGTCACGGGTGGCGTGGCGACCTTTGACGTTCCCCGATGCGTGCGGATTACAAGCACAGGCAACGAGGCCGGCTTGACATTCACGATCACCGGAACAGACGAATACGGCGAGGCGATGACACAGGAGATCACCGGGCCGAACGCTGGAACTGCTGACAGCCTGAAAGCGTTCAAGACGGTAAGTTCGGTTGCGGTTTCCGGGGCGGTTGCCAGCACCACCGGCGTTGCCATCGGAACCTGCGACAAGATCGGGCTGCCCTACAAAGTCGCAACTAAGGGTTGCTTGGTTGGCCTGGCGCTTGACGGTGGACAAGTGGCACTGACGCCTGTTGTTGCCGACACCACAGCGGCCACCGCCACTACTGGCGACGTTCGTGGGACGATAAGTTGTACCACCGCCGCGAATGGAACTATTGAATGGACTGTCTTGATTGCCCCTGCTGCTTGGGCAACTGAGGCAGATATCAAGGGTGTGGCGCAAGCCTAAACAAATCCTGGAGGGGGATTTTTACCAATGGAAGAGCAAGAGCGGAAAAAAACGGTTGCAATCGTGGCCATGGGCATGAGCTGCCATGATTACATTCAAAACGCGACCGTGAAGGGCAGCAAAGACAAGATTGCTGATGAGGTTTGGGCGATCAATTCCATGGGCGGCGTGATCCAGTGTGACCGGATTTTTATCATGGATGATCTGGTGCACATCCTTCCGCAAACCGCCGATTCTATCCGCGAAGAGGCGAAAAAGCGCCTTGAATTCCTCGAAAAAGAGGATGAGCATGTTCCGCTTGCCGTGCTGGAGGCGTGGTTGGATCGGTATAAAGGTGATGATCCAGTATCTAAAGTGATCAAAGATGCTGTTGCCAACCGCAAGACGGTGGCAGAAGCCTATCGTAAAGCGGCAGTTGACGCCGAGGATAATAACACAGACGCGATGATTAGAATCGCAAAAAACGCAACAGTACCGGTATATTCTACGGCTGCCTATGAAGAGTTTCCGATGCTTGTAAAATATCCCCTTGAAGCCGTCAAGGAAAAGCTTGGAGCCTTCGCAGATTGGATTGATACAACAGTCTCTTATGCAATCGCTCTTGCGATTACTGAAGGGTTTGAGGAGATCATCCTTTACGGTTGTGACTTCACATACCCGGATAACCACGCCGCAGAGCAAGGGCACGCTTGCGCTGTGAGGCTGGTTACATTTGCCAATTTCATGGGCATCAAAGTACAAGTAGCACGGTCTTCAACTTTCATGGCCGCCAACGTCAACCCCGAAGCGCGGCTTTACGGTTTCGCACCCAAGGAGTCTATCAAATGATCCGTGATCCAGGCAGTCATCTTACCTTTACCCAGCACATCCAGGCCGTTAGCCGCGCCACTGGCACTGTCACCGGCACAGCTGTTGACCTGTCTCCAAGCAGCACAGTTTCGTTCGTCCTTAACGCTGGAACCACCAGCGCGACCACAGCGCTGCTCACCGCGACCCCGCAATGGTCGGCTGATAATTCCTCGTGGACTGCTTACACGGCGGCAAACGGGAACGACGGGCCGGAGTCTACCACCGGGGCGGCCACCATGCTGCAACTGGATATCGCAAACCCGCTTGGTCGCTATAATCGGCTGTCGGTTGAAGTGACGGCAGGCACCATTGTGTATGGTGTTGACGCAGTCCAAACCAAGCAGACGCAAATCTGAATAAGCTAGATCCTGGTGCCCCCTCCCACCGGGATCGCTTATTGCGTGGGCCATGTCCGCCAACATGGCCCACGCTCAAACCCCAAGATTAATAGGTGCGGTGCAACATGCTCGTGCGCATTACCAAAAATTGCATAGGGAGCCGGGACGGGGTACGGATTGATGCGTTCGCGGCAGGGAGCGTTGTGGATATTTGTGCAAGCCTCGCCGAATCATTTATGTTGATGGGATGGGCTGTCAAAGATAGCGATCCACCGCTTTCGACTCCAACCAAGAGACGATACCAGAGACGGCAAAAATGAGTCTTGATCTCGTGAATTTTGCAGACATAAAGGCATGGATGAACCTGGCGGGGGCCTCAGCCACCGAATACCCAAAGCTCAGACCTATCATGGATAATGTATCGGCGGAAATCGAATCACATCTTTCCCGCGAGCTTGAGCTGACAACCCGTTCGGATAGCTTCTCAGCGCCTCCTGTCCCTGTCCAGATGTTCCCGCTAAAAGGCCTCCCGGTCACGGCATCCACCGTAACAGTCACCGTGGATGGAACTGCGATCACGTCAGACGAGTATTCTGTTAAGCCATATGGCGTCTATACTTTATCTCCCGTAGTCGATGTACCGGTTGTCATATCCTACACCGGCGGGGCGGCAACCACAGCAACGAGTTTGCACAAAGAAATCAAGGCTGCGGCGCTGCTGCAAACCGTCCATGAGTTCAAGCGTGTGGATAATCCTGGCGCATTGAATGTCAGTAACGAGGGTGGCTCAGTAAGTTATCCGCAAGTTGTTTTGCTTGACTCGGTATTGAAAATGCTTAGCAAGCATCGTCACCCTTTGACCGTGGCTGGGTTCTGACATGACCGTTTCTATCCTGGTGTTCGGGGCTGGAGAGGTTCAAGAGTTGCTTTCGAGAATCCCGGACTCATCGTTCCGGGCTGCGAAGCGTGCTTTTACCAAAAACCTTGCAGAAGCCCATGAGAGCCTGGTAACAAGCATATCTGGCCTGCGGTTGAATGCAAGATCTGGGACTCTGAAGCGGTCAATGAAATTTGAGGTGTCCGGCGGAAATCTGTCCAGCCTGAAGGCAAGCCTATATTCGGCATCAGGGGTGCGAGGAAAAGAATTGAACTATGCTCTTATCCAAGAGCTTGGGGGGGGAATCAAGGCAAAAAATGCCTACAAGTGGGTTCCTGGGGGGCCATATTTGAACATCCCGATGGGGTCGAACTTCTTTGGTGGCGGAATTTTAACCAATGCAGGCGTTCCGCGCTACACCCCGTCTCAGGCATGGAACCTTCCAGTCTATCAAGATCAAGGGCAAGCCGCCAATGGGGAGCGCGGAAGGAACGCGAGAGCGGCTAGAGGCCGCAGAGGCGAACCTGTTCGCGCAGAGTTTGGGTTCCTAGGCCGCACCATAAAAACTCGTCTGAAGGTTGTCCCAGGCCTCGGATTCACGGTTTTTAACGAACGCTTTGGCCCGATGTACCGGCTCGTGAAAAAGGTAAATATCCCCCCTCGCCTGGAGATGAGAAAGACCGGCGAGGCGCAGACGCCACACCTTGTTGATGATTTGTCGGCCCTGCTCCCACTTTTCTGGCGGTTGTATGGCCGATGAGTTACTATCCAGCACCCATACAAATAGTTAGAGCTATCGAGCGGCGGCTTGCAAATATTTCCACCGCGAACGGCTATTTTTCAAACGCCCCGCGTATCGAGCGGGTAGAAAAAACATTCGACACTGGGCCAGATCTCCCGTTAATCCAGATCGGATTGACAAGCGTTTCTAAAGAGCGTGACGCATACGGTAACGACTTGGTTACTGTCGGTTACGGGATGGTGATCAAAGACTCTGCCGGGGACGTGAATCCATCCTTTCTTGCGGCAAAAATCATAGCAGATGTGGAGACGGCTTTGAACAGGGCCACTACAGCGCCTACACCAACCGGAGCAGATTCGGTTGATCTTGGCGGTCTGGTTGAGTCGCTGACGGTTGCGACTGCTGACGCATCTATTGGATCTGATCAAGTTCCTGCTGTTTATGTTACGATGGACATTGATGTGAAATATCACGCTCCATACGGTGACGCATTCACCGTCCAGGGCGGGTGGGCAAGCGCCAGCGGCGTGCGCGAAACAATCTAGGGAGTCAAAAAAATGACGGTTCAACACATGCAGAATCGCGCAACAGCCGGAAGAGTGCCAGGATTTTGGCATGGAGAGACTGTTACCGCAGCCACGACCGGGGCTGTTTACAGCGATCCGCTGCTGATTCCGCCCCTTCCGTCTCCTGTTGCTGTGACAATGACAGTGATCCCTTCTGGTGTCGGGATTGGCGCAGTCCAATACACCACCAGTAGCGATTCTGACTTGACGGCCTCAACCGTAAACTGGATCGACTGGGCGCTGGGGTCGGTTACTACTGCCCAGAGCGACGGGATTGTGACCCCAATCACCGGTTTGCGCTGCAAAGCAACAAAATCGGCAACCACGGCTGGAACTGTTATTTTCGAGGTGGTGGCATGA